GACAGTGGCACCACGTCTCATACATCCGCTTAACCACTTCCCGGCAGTAGTAGCCGTGACCGTCTCGCGTCAGGTCATACCGGCCGCCGTAGCGCAGCCGTACCCATATCTCAAATTCTCTGTTCATGTCGCTAACTCCGGAACAGCCAGGCTATGGCAAAAGCACAACCGACGATGCTGAATGCTGTAGGCCAGTCCATCACTTCACCTCCACGTCTATCCGGGCAATGGCGCAATGCCGCTCAATCGCCTCTTTAACCCAGCGCTTATACGTTTCCGGATGGAACACTTCGGTCTTACCGGCACCACTCCAGAACGCTTTTGAACTGATATCGGGCAGGGTGATGGTAATCCGTTTACCAGTGGTGACATCGTTAACCGGCGCTGCTGCCACCTCAACGCCGTTTTGTACAGCGTCCAGAACGTGGGCAATGCTGCTTTGCTCCTGCAGCACCTGCACATTCTCGTTACTCCTGCTGTTTTCTGTTGCTCCTGCACTGGAAGAACGACCACTTTCACAGAATGCGAGGGCGTCCCGAAGCTCGCGAACACAGGCGTAGCCTTCTGCATCCTCAGCATTACCAGTCCGGTCTGCAGCTTCTTGTCGGTTCCACCTGATAATTTTTTCTGCTGCTGCATACAGCCGCTGGCGCTGCCAGTCGTAATCATCAACAACACCCAGTAAGTGAAGATGTTTTTCTTCCGCCAGTTTCAGTTTTTCGCGCAGCTGCTCGATCTCCGCCGCCATGTAGTAGCCGGTTTTGCTCCAGGTATCGACGTCATCACCGACCATATCCGGCTCCATCGACGCCATCAGCACGGCATCATGGTAATTCTGGCTGCCGCTGGTGATAGCCACTGCGTAGGAGTCGTTGTTATCGCGCTTGTGGATCAGCACCACAGGGTTTTCAATTTTGCTCATCGTTTCGCCTCCCGCTGTGCGGTTTTATAGGCCCGCAGCGCATCCCGTGTTTTGCCTGAAATGTGCGTCTTCATGAAGAAGCTGCCGCGCCGTTCGCTGATGACGCCCGGGGTGCAGAGCAGGGTGGCATCAACAACTCGGTTATGTTTGCGAAACTCGAAAATGGTGCTGGTAATAGTCACCGCGGCCACAGCGCCATAATCTTTAAAGTCGATTTTCATCTTTCCGATCCTCCTCAACTGCTGCGATATATCCTTTCCATCCGCCATAGCTGTTAACCATTTCACCCAGGCGAGAGAGGCAGGCGTTCATCCAGCGGATCCCCCGAGGCGTAAGCGCCGGCACTGTTCCCCAGTCGATAAATTGCGAATTGCTGCGATGCAAATATTTGATGAGGTCCAGAATGTCGATGTAATGCGCATGGCGCCGCTCCAGACTCCACCCTTTATCTTTGAGGTAGGAGTCAATGAAGCCCTGCAGCGCTGGCTGGTTAAGCGAAATATCGCCGTACTGGTGGCGATACACCGGGCGGCGGTGCAGGCTGACCAGATAAAACAGATATGCATCGCAAACCCAGGTTAAGGCCCGCTGGTGGGCCACCTCGATAGAACCGGCCGGCAGCCAGATAACGTCATTCACCGTGGCTGCCCCCGAGAATCTCATTGAGATCTTTATGAAGCTCAAAGCCGCCGAACTCAGGATGTTTCCAGCGCTTACGACCATCTCCTGGCGGTAGTGACTCTTCGATCAGTGTCCCAAGCGCCTGCATGAAGGCCCCACGATGTACTAGCAGCCCCCGACTGCCTTTATATTTCTGCGTACGCAGATTGGCGAACCTGATAAGACGGCGACAGGATCCATCTGAGAAGGTGGTTTCCCAGGCGATTTTGACGACGCGTACGAACTCACTTTCAGGGGTTGCCGCTTCTGGTTGTGTGGCAATAGCAGGTGCAGGCGCTGCAGGAGTAGCAGTAACCGCTACCTGTTTGACGCTGACTACATCCATCACCGCTTTCATCGTCGCTGATGCGGTTGCCTCGGCCACAACGCGGGCCAGCGAGAGCATGTCTGGTGACTGAGGGGGTGACGGCACTGCAATGCGCGGTTGCGACAGCTCCTTTTTCATACCCTGCCATTGCTCAATAAGGGCCAGTCGGCGCACGGCGTCATAGCCCGTTACTAGGGTCATCGACAGGTTTTCATTGAGGAAAATCTCATCAATAACATTGCGGCCTTGGTATTCTTTCCTGTTAATGAAAAAACCTTTAAAATCATCATTCTCCAAGTCTGGAGAATGGAATCCAAGCTGTGCCAGCATCGCCAGAATATCGCGCTTAACGTGGTCGTGGTTCTTTCCGGTAACTTCAGCTATTGCACGGCTACCCATCATCGGAACACCGTTAACTACCTGCATTTGTTTTTCCATTATTTCGTTACCTTCGTGAGTTTTATTCCGATGTGCCGGGCGTAACGGCGCATGCTACGGTTTAATGGCATCTGCACATTGCCGTCACCGGTCTTATATTGAGAAACGAACTGTTGCGTGTTGTTTTGCTCGGGGACCGGATCCCGCGTCAGCCGATGCCCTTGTGCAAGCGTCAAGCCGCATAGACCTTGTCTGGTTTTGCTACTGCGCATCTTTGCCATTCTCATCCCCTTAAAACGGTTTACTGACCTGAAGCTCGCTTCGCTCTTTCACGTAGCGGTCGTGCATGGCATCCCACTTTTCGCACCATTTCTGCATTTCACGTTTGCGGGCGAGGATTCGACGCAGACGACGTACGGTACGGCGGTGAGCATTGAAATATTCCACAGTGACGGCACCACGTTGCCAGTGGGTCAGTTCAGGATTCAATGGGTGGACGGCCTGCACGTCCGGGTAACGCTGCTTAAATCCGGACCGGGCGAAGGCGTGCGATGTCAGAAAGTGCGCCAGCCAGATAATGGCAGTGCCGCGGCTAAAGCAACGTTTCATGCGTCCGTGACGGATGGCGGCATAAAGATCGCCAACGGGCGTGTGGTGCTTCTGTAATGCCAGGTCAATAGCGCTGGCGGTGCGGTTGTCGATCATCGTTTAATTTCCCCTGAATATTTTTCGTGAGACATCACTTCCCAGTTCCGGCCGTCGTCTTTCGATAAGAGCCGCCAGCGTGGGTTAACCTTCAGGCTGAGATATCCCGTGCGGTGCGTACGCCGTGCATAAATGCGCTTCCGGCGGTACCGCAGCAGGACCTGCATCGCCTGCAGGTGTACGCGTTCAGGAATTCGTATTGCTGTCAGCACGGTCAACCTCCCTGGCTGGAGCTATCACCTGATATCCAGCTTCCTGAGCCAGTTCGAGAAAAGCCTCAGGCGAGCAGAATGTTTCTTCTTTGCGGAGCGGGTATTGTTTGACGAATTCACCATCTTCCAGCTCAATAACAACCCGCCCGGTAAATCCCGGCTCGCAACTTAATTGCACCATCGGTGGCGGCGCGGGAATAAGTACGCCACGATATTCAATCATTCTCATTATTTAGCCCTCGGCTTTTAATGACTGTTCAGCCAGCGTTGCAATAAGCGCATTCATAAAGTCCACACCATCAGGTGTTAACTTATTAACGCCCATGCAATTCGAATAATGCTCAGCAATTAAATGCTCCGCCTGTTCGCGCTTGTGGTTGTCATAAATCATTGCTTCAAACAACTTGATTAATGCTTTTGTTAAAATGTCCCCATCAAGCTCTACAGGTAATTTCGTGCCGTCTTCCAGTTTGACTATCTGGAAATAACTTCCAGTTCTACGCATCATTGAATCCAGTTTTGCCCGAACGAGGTGACGGCGACGAGTTTCAATCAGGTTTGTTTTCACGGCGCTTTTCCTCAGCCTCTATCCAGATGGAAATATTTGATGCGATATTTAGCGCCAACCCCAGCAATGCTTCGGTCTGAGGAGGGTTCATTCTTTTAAAACAAAGATGCATCAAATCTAAGAGTTCATTGAGGTTACTGGCCTCAGTTACAACTTCTTCAATACTTGTGCTGGTTGCCGGGTTCCACATCATTACCTCCCGTACGCTTTGCGCAGGTATAACGCTGCAATTAGTTCGTGTCCGCTCATCGCGTACAGGCGGGCTAATTTATATGCCGCTCGGTCGATGATGAATGTCATAATAAATCCCTCGCTAAATTTAGGGTGCAGGATTCCCCGGCGTTCAGGCCGTTATTTAAAAAAGTGCTTGATTAATTCAATTTCGCTTCGATGTTCTTTAACTCACTGCAAACTCTTTGTGCGTAGTCATAAACAATCGCAGACATATGGCATGATGGGTTATCACTGTCTTTGTCGGTGAAATAAGATTCACAATAAATATGCGCAACCTCTTCAAGCTTTTTCGCGGTAACAAAAGCGTAGAATACATCATCAACAATATCAGCGCCGCTCTCGTCCCGTTGGGGGGGGGCTGATACATCGCTTAATCTTTCGATATATGCCTGCGCCTTTTCGTTAGTGTTTAGTAAGGAGCGAACAACACAACTAATACCTGCGTCTGTATCGGGGCTATTATCTGTGTTCTTGTACAGAATTTCTAAAAGAATTCCCGCATCCATCATTTCGCCTGTGATTTCTTCAAGCATCTGTTTTGGAGTTTTCATTTGCTCTCACCATAATTCTCAGTTATTACGGCGTCGACATAATCACAAACATATTCGTTAAGTTGAAAGGCAACATCCTTCATTTTATCCGTCCCCTCCAGAACTCGAGATGCAAAAAGAAGATGTTTAATATTATTGAGGGCGTCCTGTGTGTTCAGGGGTAGGCAATCGAACTCTTTCATTTTTTTTCCTCCAATGCATAAGCATGGGCTGCTGTGGCATACTGGCTAGCGAAGTCAATGATCATATCGCCAACGTCTGAATACTCAGGATCGGAGCAAATAGCTAGTAGATGACCGCTCTCAATAATGGTCGCGATATTTTTAAGTGCGTCTACTGATTCGAGGGAGAGGCCTTTAAAGGTTTTAAACGTTTCTTTACTCATCTCACTGGCTCCGTGGTTTGCCGATGAAGTGAGAATACTTAAGTATTAATTAAACGTCAATGGTATTAATACAAAAAGAATAATTGATTTCTTATGCTTTTGTTATTTATGATTATTTTGGTAATAAAAAGCCGGCTCAATGGCCGGCTAGTGACTTATGAGGCATGCATCAGAATATCGTAGACACCCAAAACAGCCTTCCGAGAACTTCAAGGCTGTCCATATCCACCTCTTCGTCAGGGTACTCATCAGAGTTGTAGCTTCTGATCGTTATTTTGTCAGGCCCTGATCTGTAAAGGATTTTTAACCTTTTCCATCCGGCTTGATTTATGCCATATATTTTACCGTCTACAATACGCTTGTCATGGCAGTTGATGGCGACGGTAGAACCGTCAGCAATTACAGGCTCCATGCTGTTGCCGTGGGCAGTAAAGCACAAAACGCCTTCCCCATCACTATTTGCACCTACTTTACGCAATGTTGCCTTTGAAAATCTGAGTTTCTGGCCATTGTAGTCATCATCTAGGCAACTACCATCCCCACATGCGAACTCGATATCCTTCAGGTAAGGCACCTCAACCTCATCACTTTCAATTGGCGTCTTTTTGTCCCATGGGTCAATCCCGTACAATCTTTGCTCTGGTGTTTTTGCTGGACCCATTCCGCCTTCGCCAGTGCTAAGCCATATAGGATCTACACCCAACGCCTTCGCAATATCGACAATTTTTCCACTGGATAGAGCCTTGCCTGAAGTTAGTTTTTGTATGGCGCCCTGACTGACCCCAACCCTAAACGCCAACTCACTTTGAGTTGTCCCCGCGTACCCCATGGCCAGCCTGAGCCTGTCTGCAAGTGTGTTCATCTAAGTATCTCCAATTGTTATGCATATTTAATACCACGGGATTAATTGTGGCAAGCGGATAATACTTGATTAATTATTCCTTTGGTATTATTTTATATCTTTAATATTAATACTAAGGGCTTTGTTATGAGTGATGAGGTTTTTGAATCCCCAATGGCGAAAGCCGTTTATGTCGCCGGAGGTCAAAGCTCGCTCGCTAAGAAAGTTGGGGTAACGCAGGGGGCTGTCTGGAAATGGGTCAGGGGCATCAAAAAGGTGTCTCCGGTTCATGCGGTGGCAGTATCTAACGCTGTAAATGGCTTAGTAAAACCCCACGAGCTGCGCCCCGACTTGCCAACACTCTTCCCTCATCCGGCGTCCGAGGTGTGACATGTCACCCGAAGACTTCATTCGCAAGCACATTACTGCGGCGCTGGAAGCCGATTTGCTGCCCTCTGATGCCATCAGGGGGGGGGTAGAGCGTGCTCTTGATTACTACCGCCGGATGTCGCAGGCGAGCCGTAAGGGGGCCGCTTTTGATGATTGTCTGTATCTGGCGAAGCAGTGGGCTTTGGGCCAGACGCCAATTTCTGAACGTAAGTCACGGAAGAAGGCCAATCGCAACAACCAGCACGGGCTGTTTTAACCGGAGGCGTTATGTACCCGGATTATGTGCAGATTGAAATGCCTGCTCAGTACAGCCAGGCAGATGCAGCCTGGATACAGGAACAGCTGTTGCGGTTGCCTTCATCGCTGCGACGGAAAATAGCCCTGAAGTATTCAGAGGTTTACGAAATCGAGTTTAACGCCGAGCCCGTTTCATATCGACAGGAGAACCGAGCTCGACATGAAGCCAATGTGAGGCTTCGCAGATTCGTGGATGCACACGGACGCGCACTGCAGGGGTATACGACCCAGCCACCCCTTGCCGGATCACGGTAACGATCCGTTGGTCACTGGGCTTAAAGGTGCCTAGCGGTTGAAATCTGATTCTCGTTTGTTTTTGTGTACTAGATAACTGGTACGGATTTCAAAAATAAACGAGAGGAGGGGAGGGGGAGGAGTGCCTGTGTGTTAGTGCGAAGCACTGGAACAGGCTTTTCCAACAGACAGGTACAAGGGTTAGGTAGATCTCGATCTAAAAGGCTAAATCAGAAAATCACCGTACTAGGCAGTGAGTACAAAAATTCAGGAGAAATTATGAGCGCAGAGCTGAAGCAAAAATTAATCGACCTTCTGGAAGAGCAGTTCATCCGCTCCGATGACAAGGTCACTTTTGACTATGTCATGCAAAAGAAAATCAAGTCGATGGGTTACCACCTGCAGCGCAATTTCGCGATCAGTCTAAGCGGCGGCCGCAGGGGTTTTATTGATTGCCTGGTTACCACACCTGACGGCCATCGCTGCGCCATTGAGGTAGACAAAAAATCCCCCCGCAAGCGCTCTGTGATGAAACTTGCCGATCTGCCCCACGATATTTCTGGGTTTGTTCTCCTTCGCGATGGCAAACATCCGCTGCGTTATATCGAGAACGGCGTTGATGTCGTCAGGGCAACAAAATTTAAGTAGTGATTCATTAAACTAGTTTGCTGATACGAGGGGGCGGATAATGCTTAACATCACACCGAACTTTGCACAGGAGCGTGGGCTTAGCATGCTGCGGCGCACCTGGAAGGCGCACGATTCCTTCATAGTCTACGCACCGACCGGAAGCGGAAAAACAGGCCTGGCTGCGTTTATCGCCGCCGGCCTGGTTAGTCGTGGTATGCGTGTTCTGTTTGTCGCCCCTTATACGATCCTGATTAACCAGACCGCCCAGCGCTTTACAGAATACGGGTTGCCGGAAGACCAGATTAGTTTTATTTGGCGTGATCACCCGAACTACGACCCTAATCTGCTGATCCAGATTGCGAGCGCTGACACGCTAATCAGGCGTGAATTTCCAAAAAACATCGATCTGCTTATCGTCGATGAAGCACACCTGCGTAAACGCCGCATCATGAAAGAAATCGAACGGATCACAACGGAGAAAAAAGCGAAGGTTATCGGTTTATCTGGCACCCCGTTTGCGCCGTTCCTGGGCCATTACTATCAACACCTGATTAAGCCAACGACGATTGGCGAATTGATCCAGCGTGGTGACCTCAGTAAGTACGAATTTTTCGCCCCAACAAAACCGGATCTTAGCGGGGTAGAAACGAAGCCATCTATGGAGTTCGGTACTGATTACGACGAGTCCCAGCTGGCGGAAATCATGTGCGGTTCTGACCTGGTGGGCGATATCGTCGATAACTGGCTTCGTCATGGTCGTGACCTTCCTACGGTGGCGTTCTGCGTTAACAAGGCTCACGCAAACTTTGTAACCATGCAGTTTAACAAGGCGGGTATTAATGCTGAGGTCATGGTCGCAGAAACACCCCACGAAGAACGGCAGGTGATGATTCACCGCTTCGAGACTGGCGCCACAAAAATAATCGTCAGTGTTGGTGTTTTGGTAGCCGGTTTTGATAGCGATGTTCGCTGCATTATCTACGCCCGGCCGACAAAGAGTGAAATCCGCTGGCTGCAGGCGATTGGCCGCGGACTGCGAACTGCACCCGGGAAAGATGCCTGCCTGATTTTTGATCACAGTGGTACCGTGCATCGCCTCGGCTTCCCTGACGCCATTGAATACGACGAACTACCGTCTAAAAACGATGGCATGAAAGGGGCAGCAGCTCGTGCAGCCAAAGAACGCGAAGAGAAACTCCCGAAAGAATGCCCAGAATGCCACTTCATGAAACCCGCCGGCGTCTACATCTGTCCGAAATGCGGTTTTAAGCCGCTGGCCGGTGAGGACGTAGAAACCGACAGCACCCGCAACCTCAAAAAAATGAGTAAAGGCGAGAAGGTTTACACCAAAAGCGACAAACAGTCCTGGTGGAGTCAGATCAAGTTTTACCAGCGTCATCGTGCGGCGCAGGGGAAACCTGTCAGCGATGGCTGGTGTGCTCATACCTTTCAGGAGAAATTCGGCGAATGGCCCAACGGCTTAAGCGACTTTCCAATGGAGATCACACCGGAGGTCAGCAATCACATCAAACACAAACTTATCAAATTTGCTAAACGCCGCGAACGCCTGCAGCAGATGGGGAAGAAACCTGACCAGGATCTATTTCCACCTCCGAGCGCCAGTATCAACTACGAGCCTCCGGAGGGAAGCGACGGGCAATTAATTATCGAAGCAAAACGAAAACTCCAGAAAAACGTAAACAGCGCGAGCCAGTGAAATGAAAACAGCAGAAGCAGCAAAGGGCCGATGGGCGGAAATTTTTGAATATTACGGCTTGCCGCCGATCACCGGTAAAAACCATTACAAGGGAGAATGTCCGGTCTGTAAGGCGCGGGGGAAGTATCGCGTTGATGACCGTGACGGTCAGGGCACATGGATTTGCGTATGCGGCAGCGGCGACGGAATGAAGCTGCTGACCCTGACCCAGTCAAAAAGCTTTTCCGCCATCTGCGCAGAGGTGGACCAGCTTATCGGGAATAACTATCAGCGCATCAACGTGCCTGTTAACAGTTCAGCGGCGCGGCAGAGGCAGCGGGTCATCAGTAAGTTTTCAAAGTTGGTTGATTTGCGGGGAACGGGAGCTGCGGGATACCTCCTTCAGCGGGGGATCAGCAAGCTGCCGGCAGAGAGTATTCGCTTCTGCG